ACACAATCCGGCACAGATCAAAAATTTTGAACTGGACACTGAGATCAAACGGCAGAACCTTGAAAAGGAAAAAATTGCCATCCAGTTACAGCAAGCAAAACTTGATAAAATCAACGGTGTGACCATTCCAACTGAACTGGTCAAAACTGTGTTCATACACCACACAAAATCAATCACTGTTGCATTCCACAATGGTGCTGAAACATTGCTGAGTAAGATTGCAAAATTGAAGGGACTGGACATTTCGGAAATGGCAGACCTGAGGACCGAACTGATCACCATTGTGAATGAAGCTGTGGACAGTTCGATTGCCGCAAGCAAAAAAACTGTTGAATCCATTGTTGCTGAGTATTCACAAAAGAAAGATGTGGGGGAACGCGAATGATTGAACAGATATTTTCCCTTTTAGATTCATCAAGGTTCCTGATATCGGACATTAAGCCATCACAATGGAATGAAAAACACCGTGTGATGACTTCTGATGTGTCACCGTTCCCGGGACCTTTTTCATACAATGTTTCACCCTATCTGAAAGAGGTTGTTGACTGTTTGTCCCCGGGACATCCTGCAAAGATCATTGCCGTAATGAAGGGCGCACAGGTTGGTTTTTCCACCGGTGTGATCGAAGCGGGAATAGGTTGGATCATTTCTGAAAACCCGGGCAACATCCTTTTCCTGACCGGACATTCGGATCTTGCTGAGGAAGCCATGAACGGAAAAATTGATCAGATGATTGATTCCTGTGGACTGAGAACGCTGATACGGCCATCTGTGTTGCGGAAAAAAAACATGCGGACAGGTGACACCAACAAATCAAAGGAATTCCCGGGCGGTAGTTTGATTGCAGGTGGTGCCTCCAACCATAAACTTTTAAGACAACGGTCGGTCCGCTACGGATTCATAGATGATTTTGAAGGTGCAAAGGGACGATCAAAAGAATCGGGAAGCACAACCGAAATGATTGAACAGCGTTTTGCAGCCTATGCTGACAAAATGAAACTGTTTTATATTTCCACACCCGAACTAAAACAAACAAGCAACATTGAACCTGCATTCCTGTTGGGTGATCAACGCAGGTGGCACATACCGTGTCCCTGCTGTGGTGAATACATTGTTCTGCAATGGAACGTTCCGATGGAAGATGACACCAATAAAATTGCAGGGATCACCTGGACACTGGATGAAAAAAACAGATTGATATCGGACACAGTTGGATACATCTGCCAAAAGTGTGGTGGATTTTTTAATGACAGCACCAAATATGAATTGAATTTATTGGGTGAATGGCGACCTACAGCTGAACCATCGAAGGTTGGATATTATTCATATCACCTGAGTAGTTTATATGCACCACCGGGTGCATACGATTGGGAACATTATGTTCGTCAATACCTGAATGCAAACCCGATCAATGGAAAACAAAAAGAAGACAAACAACAAACGTTTGTCAATCTGTGTTTGGGTGAAACTTTTGAACCATCAGGTGAAGCACCGAAAGCAAATGACCTTCAAAAATATTTACGTGCATATCAAATCGGACTGATCCCTGAAAAAGTTTCCATAAAAGATGGCAATGGAAAAATTGTTCTGATCACCTGTGCATGTGACTTGAATGGTATTGAAGATGATGCCCGATTGGATTATGAAATTGTAGGCTGGTCTGAAACTGGTAGCAGTTACAGTATAACCCACGGCAGTATTGGAACATTTATTCCGCGCGAAAACACCCGAAAACATAAAGAGGACCGAGCCCGATGGACATATGAACACCACCGGCCAAACAGTGTGTGGCCGGAATTTGACAAAGTGATTGATGAAATTTATCTGACAGATACGGGCAGAAAAATGAAAATACTGATGACCGGTGTTGATACCGGCCACTATACAACACTTGCCTATTCATTCATTGACAGACGCAACAGCAGATTCATTTGTGCATTGAAGGGTGACAAAGAAAACAAATACAGACGTTTTGGAGTGGACACGCCAAAGTTTAAAAAGGCAAAAGAACGTTCCAACATGTATTTGGTTGATGTGAACCTGATCAAAGATGAACTTGCAAACCTGATGCGATTGAAGTGGGATGAAGGGAATGATGATTCACAGCCGTCAGGATTTATGAATTATCCGCAATCATCCGGTGGGAAATATTTATTCAAAAATTACTTTTCACATTTTGAAGGTGAACACCGGATCATTGAATCGAAAGAGGGAGAAGGGATTGCTGCCAAATGGGAAAAAAAATCTGCATCATCACAAAATCACTTTTGGGATGTACGTGTTTACAATATGGCATTGCGTGAAATTGTTGTGTCAATGGTTTGCACTGAATTGAAAATAAAAAATTATTCATGGAATGATTATGTTGATGTCTTACTTGGCCGGTTCGGAAAAAAATAATGGATGAATATTGCCCGATATCAGGAAAAAAGAAATTTGAAAGCAAAGGTGATGCAACCCGGGTTTTAGTTAAACCGAAAAATGTACCACACTATGATGGCAAACGTGTGAAACGCAGGATGAACAAACGAAAGGAAGTAAGAACATATCATTGCACTGATTGTGACTGTTGGCATTTAACAAGTAAGGATCACTACAAAAAAGAAAAAAGTAAACATGAAAAAAAATAAATATCTGTCATTGTCAAAGATTACAGCATCAGTGTTTCTTCTGTTTGTTGTGTTGCGTGTGTTTCAGGTTGATCCATTCACCAATCTTGATTGGTGGTGGATGTCTTCGCCATTTTGGATTCCTGTTGTATTGGTGATTGGAATTTTTGCAGCCTGTGCAATGATTGTCGGGACACTGCAATTTTTTATGAAATTATTTTATGGTAAACCATCAAAAAACAAATGTAAATGAAAATAGGTGTGTTGATTCCGGATAGAAATGACCGACCTGAATTGTTGGCCAATTGTTTACGCATGTTAAAAGCGCAGACATTGCAACCTGATGTCATTGAATTGGTGAATGATCCATCACCATTTAAACCTGATGAAAAGGATATTACATGGCGATACAGAACTGGATATGACCGAATGAGAAAACGCGGCTTTGATTTAATTGCATTGATTGAAAATGATGACTATTATTCACCAAATTATTTGGAAACAATGGTTGCTGCCTGGAATGATGCCGGAAAACCAAATATAATCGGAACAGATTATACAATTTATTATCATTTAAAACATAAAGCATATTTTACAATGCATCATACCACGCGGTCAAGTGCTATGAGTACATTGATTATCCCTGATATGGATTTTCCTTGGTGTGATGATAAAGAACCATATACTGACATGCATTTATGGAAACATATAAAAGGTGTTGTTATCCGCCCCGGAAAACATATTTGTTTAGGCATAAAACATGGTACAGGTTTTTGTGGCGGACACATGCATGTGGATCGCATTCATAGATATATTAATGGAATACAAGATGATGATCAGATTTTTTTAAAATCTGTTTTGGATTCAGAAAGTTATAAGTTTTATTCAAATTTTAATAAATGAAACAGTTTAAAGTGATTGCATTGTCTGTCACAGGTAGGGCAAACAAAGTGTTTAAATCAGGTGAAATCATAAATGAGAATCAATTGAACATTGGGTTTTCAAAAATTTTGTGTGAACGTGGTTTTATTGCAGAACATAATGGATCAACAACTGTTCCTGTTTCATTTCCTTTGACCGGAAAAATAAAAATGGCAATTGTTTCTGCTGTATGGAAAAGACCTGAAATATTTGAATTGTTTGCTAAAGGAATACATCATTTAGTAAAAAATACATCTGTAGAAATTGAAGTGATTATTGCAGGAAGTGAAGGTGAGCAATCTAAACGGATGGTTGAAAAACATGGGTTTATTTATGTCGAAATGCCCAACGAACCCCTTGCAAGTAAGGTTAATCAGCCTGTATTAATTGCAAATCAATTGAAAGCAGACTATGTTTTATGTCTTGGATCAGATGATATTGTCACACCGGAACTGATGGGTGTATATGAATCATATATGCGCAAAGGCATTGATTATATTGCAGTTACTGATTTTTATTTTTATGATACCACAACAAAAAGGGCTGCATATTGGGGCGGTTACAGGGATGCAAGGAAGGGGCATACTTGTGGTGCAGGAAGGCTGATCAGCAAACGATTGATGGATGCCTGGGGATGGAAACCGTGGGAAATTCAACACAGCAAAG